TTATTGACGATGAAGAGGCGTCTACTGAAGACATTAGTGACATTACAGAAATTGATAAACCTGTAGAACAAGAAGCTCCCCGTCCAAAGATTCCCGATAAATACTCGGGCAAGAGTTTAGAGGACATTGTGAATATGCACCAAGAGGCTGAAAAGCTAATTGGGAGACAAGCACAAGAAGTAGGTGAGGTTCGTAAACTTGCTGATGAACTCATTAAACAAAACCTTGCTAAGAATCAACAACCGCCTGTACAAGAAGAAAACGAAATTGATTTCTTTGAAGACCCAAAGAAAGCAGTTCGTAACGCTGTAGACAAACATCCAGATGTTCTTGCTGCAAAGCAGGCAACACAGGAATTTAAACAGATGAAGACCAAAGATATGCTTTCTCAAAAGCATCCCGATGCGTCTGAAGTTGTTAGAGACCCGGAGTTTGTTGAATGGGTTAAAGGCTCTCCTTTGCGACTAAATATGTACGCTCAGGCAGATGCTGGTTATAACTTTGAGATGGCTGACGAACTTCTATCCACGTTTAAGCAGATTCGTTCTGTAAAAACTCAACAAACACAAACTAATAACGAACAGGTTCGTAAACAAAGTTTGAAGGCTGCTGGTGTTGATACAGGTGGTTCTGGTGAAACTTCACAGAAAATATATCGTCGTGCTGACCTCATTCGGCTACGCATGACCGACCCTAAGAGGTATGAGGCTTTGTCTGATGACATTATGGCTGCATACAACGAAGGTCGGGTTAAATAGTCGCCTACGGCTCCGGTCGTAAGCGGTAAGTAATTTATTTTTAAGGAATTTATATATGGCTCTCGGTACTGCTCACGTAACTAAAACCACGGCGGCGACATTCATCCCCGCACTGTGGTCTGATGAAATTGTTGCTGCCTATCAGAAAAATCTGGTTATGGCAAATCTTATCAAGAAGATGAACTTCAAAGGCAAGAAAGGTGACACCGTTCACATTCCTGCGCCTACTCGTGGTTCTGCTTCTGCTAAGAGCGCCTCTACTCAGGTTAGCCTGATTGCTGCAACTGAATCTGAAGTTGTTGCTTACATCAACAAGCACTATGAATATAGCCGCTTGATTGAAGATATTGTGGAAACACAAGCTCTGTCCTCGCTGCGTAGCTTCTACACAGAAGATGCTGGTTATGCCCTTGCTCGTCAAGTGGATGCTGACCTAATCGCTCTGGGTCGTGGCACAAACAGCGGCGGTGGAACTACTGCCTACTCTGGTGCTTTTTCTGGTGCTGATGGTACTACCGCTTATGTGGCTGCCACCAACGCTGGCTTGGGTGCTCTAACTGATGCAGCTATTCGTCGCTCCATTCAGCGTTTGGATGATTCTGACGTTCCTATGGATAACCGTTTCTTGGTTGTTCCTCCTTCTAGCCGTAACACCTTGATGGGTATTGCACGTTTCACCGAACAAGCCTTTGTTGGAGAAATGGGTGCAAGCAACACTATCCGTAACGGTGAAATCGGTAACGTGTATGGCGTTCCCGTGTTTGTCACCAGCAATGCTGACACCACTTCGGGTTCCACTGCTTGCCGTATTGCTCTGCTGGGCCACAAGGACTTCGCAGTTCTGGTGGAACAACAAGCTGTTCGTGCTCAAACGCAATACAAACAAGAGTATCTGGGTACTCTGTTCACTGCTGACACCCTGTACGGTGTTCAGGAGCTGCGTGACGGTGCTGCTGTAGCTTTGGCAGTTCCAGCCTAAGGCTAGATGGTCAGCTTCCTCAAAAGGGAGGCTGGCCTTTTTTCTATTCTTTTATCAAAAAGCATATAACAAAGGTACATCATGGCTAAATTCAAATGCGTACACACTGGACAAGTATACGAATATTTCACTGACCACGACATTGAATCAATGCTGGAACATGATGAATATGAGTATGTAGAAGAAGAGGATGCTGAAGAAGAAGCACCTAAGCCTCGCAAAACACGTAAAGGAACGAAATGACTTCTGTAACTCTTGCTTCTGGTGCTGTAAATAGCTCAGCAGACCTTGCCATTAAGGTTAACAGCACAACCAAAGTTCTTTCGTTTAATACGTCTGGTGCTTATGGAGTAGGGAGTACACCTGCTTATGGCACAGCAGGGCAAGTTCTAACCTCTGCTGGAACAGGCGCTACTCCTACTTGGCAAAGCGATTTTAGTGGTAACGCTGCTACAGCTACCTTGGCTACCAATGCCACCAATGCCACTAACGCCACAAACTCCACCAATGCAACCAATGCTGTAAACGCTACAACAGCTACAAACCTTGCTGGTGGTGCAGCAAATCGTATTGCTTATCAAACAGGCTCTGGAGCCACTTCGTTCCTTGTAGCCCCTTCTACTTCTGGTTATGTACTAGGCTGGACAGGCTCTGCTATTGATTGGGTTAATGCCCCAGCAGCCACTGCAACAACCAATATTCAAGGAGGAGCCGCTGGAACTGTTCCTTATCAATCAGCAGCAGGAACAACAGGATTCACAGCCGCAGGAACCTCTGGGCAGGTGCTTACCTCTTCTGGAACCACTGCCCCAACTTGGACTACTCTGGCTACCCCTATTTCCTTGTCTACTGCAAATACATGGACAGGAACACAAACATTCTCTGGTACATCGTCTGTGCTAGGAATGGTGGTTAATGACATTGCTGAAGTAGCTACGGTGTCAGCTACAGCCGCTACAGGCACTATTGCCTACGATATAACTACACAAAGTGTGTTGTATTACACAAGCAACGCTTCTGCTAACTGGACAGTGAACTTCCGTGGCTCATCTGGTACAAGTTTGAACACCTTGATGGCTATTGGTCAGAGTGTCACCGTGGCCTTCTTGGTTACACAAGGAGCTACAGCCTATTACAACAGCGTTGTTCAAATTGACGGAACAACAGTAACTCCTAAGTATCAAGGAGGAACTGCTTGGTCTCAAGGAAACGCTAGTGGTATTGACGTTTATGTTTATACAATAATTAAAACAGCAAGTGCTACATTCACAGTGCTTGCTTCACAAACTCAGTTTAAATAATATGCCAGTAGTAAACACTAAGGGTGCTGCTTCGTCACAAGGCTTTGGTGAGTTTGCCAAAAGTGGCCCAACCACGTACATTGAGGATGTGTTTAGCACATACCTTTATACGGGTACGGGTGCTGCACGAACAATTACCAATGGCATTGACTTATCAACAAAGGGTGGTTTAGTTTGGACTGCTTGTCGTTCAAACGCTTATGGACAGATACGGCAAACAGCTCCGGGAACTTATTTAGACCAAACTACTGCTGCTGCCGCTGCTGACAGTTCTGGGAACTTTATAACCGCATTTAATAGCACGGGTTTTACTATTGGCGATGGAACTGTTATAAATAATTCTGGAAGCACTTTTGCCTCATGGACATTCCGCAAGCAACCAAAGTTCTTTGATATTGTGACGTATACGGGGGATGCTAACCCTGCTAGAACAATTTCACATAATCTTGGTAGTGTGCCCGGATGTATTATTGTAAAAGAAACAAGTGGTGTGAGGGATTGGGCTGTTTATCACACATCAACAGGCAATACACAATATTTAACTTTAAACAGCACTAGTGGCGCTGGAACTCAATCTTTTTGGAATAATACTTCACCCACTAGCACAGTGTTTTCAGTAAATGGCGATTGGAATGCAGTAAATGGTTCGGGCAGAACGTATGTAGCCTACCTATTTGCTTCCAACGCTGGCGGGTTTGGCGCTGCTGGTACGGACAATGTGATTACTTGTGGGAGTTTTACTACTGATGGTTCTGGCAATGCGACTGTGAGCCTTGGGTATGAGCCACAATGGATTCTATATAAACCTTCCAGCAGTGTTGGTAATTGGACAATGGCAGATAACTTGCGTGAATGGAGTAACACAAGCATCAGTCGTCTTTTTGCTGATTCTAGTAGTTCTGAGGCCGTTTACACGGCTAACACACCAAATACGCCAAATGCAACGGGATTTCAGTTTACTGGACTTCTTAATTCTTCATCCACATATATCTACATAGCAATACGCCGTGGGCCAATGAAAACGCCTACTGATGGGACTAGTGTGTTTGCGCCTGTGACATACACGGGAACTGGTGCGGCTCAAAATATTGTGGGGCCAAGTTTACCAACAGATTTATTTATTGGAACAAAAAACCAAGCAGCAAGTAACCGTAACTTTTTTGACAGGTTGCGTGGTGCAGGTCAATATATTCGGTCTGATACCACGTTGTCTGAACAAACTGACGCTAATACTTTAAGTTCTTTTGCGGTTATAAATGGTGTGTCGCTCGGCACTGCCACTATGCTCAATCAAAGCGCAGTGCCATACATAGGTTATTTTATGCGCCGCGCCCCCGGCTTCTTTGATGTGGTTTGCTATACGGGAACGGGAAGTGCTACAACACAAACGCATAACTTGGGTGTTGTTCCAGAATTAATGATTATAAAATCTCGTAGTACGCTCGCAAATTGGCCTGTTTACGCTGCGCCTCTTGGCAATAGCAAAAATCTTTTATTAAATGCAACTTTTGCTGAAGCGTCAACAACTTCACTTTGGAATTCAACCACGCCAACAACAAGTGTGTTTAGTTTAGGTACTGGAAATGCCTCCAATCAATCTGGGTCAACTTTTGTTGCTTATCTATTCGCAACCCTTGCCGGTGTTTCTAAGGTGGGCACATACACAGGCAACGGCACAACGCAAACTATTAATTGCGGCTTCACTGGCGGCGCTAGGTTTGTTCTCATCAAGCGCACAGACTCAACTGGTGATTGGTATACCTACGACACTGCTCGTGGAATGACTACGCTGACAGACCCGTATTTGCTTATAAACAGCACAGCGGCTGAAACTGCCACGCTTGGCTCCGTCACTACAGTAACAACTGGGTTTGCGCTTAACGCTGCTATTTTGGCGGACATAAACACCAGCGCAGCAACCTACATTTTCCTCGCAATAGCATAAGGACACATCATGGAAATTCGTGTACGCTCTAACGGTTTAGTAATGCAGGAAGGCGAGCTTCGTGCTTATCTGCAAACAAACTATGACACTTTAACACCAGAGGTAACTGAACTGCTTGGTGTAGATGTAGTGTTGGAAGGCCCTCAAGCAACTGGTGGTAATAAATATCAATATTCAGTGAGACAAGGGGTTGACAATATTGAAGGAAAGTGGTATACTAAGTATGTTTTAGGGCCTGTGTTTACAGATGTTCCTGCTACTGAAACAGAGCCAGCTAAAACTGCTGCTGAACAAGAAGCTGAATATAAGGCTTCTAAAGATGCTGAGCAAGCTAAGAATGTACGTACACAACGTACAGAGAAACTAGCAGCAAGTGATTGGACACAACTTACCGATGCTCCTATTAATAGCTCAGTATGGGCCTCCTACCGTCAGCAGCTTCGTGATGTAACAGCACAAGCAGGCTTCCCTTGGGAAATTAACTGGCCCGTGGCTCCATAAGCATGGAAATACAAGCACTTATTAATATTGTTCTCTCCGTCCTTATGTCTATTGTAGGATGGCTTGCTAGAGAACTGTGGACAGCAGTGCAGAACTTAAAGGAAGACCTGTACAAGCTCCGTGAGGAAATTGCTAAAGACTATATTCCCAAAGAAGACTTTGCTTCATTTAAGAATGAACTATTCACTGCTCTTCGTCGTATAGAAGATAAACTAGAAAGTAAGGAAGATAAATAATGGCTACTATGAAGAAACCTAAGACAAAAGAAGAGAAAGTAATGCACGAGTATAAAGCAGGAAAGCTGCACTCTGGCAAGAAAGGCCCTGTTGTTACTTCCCGTAAACAAGCCGTTGCTATTGCCCTGAGCGAAGCTGGTAAAACAAAGAAAAAGAAGAAATAAATGGCCCTCCCAACTTACCTCCAACTGGTAAACGAAGTATTGGTTCGTATGCGTGAACCAACGGTATCTACTGTCAATGAGAATACTGTGTCTGCTCTTGTGGGTAAGTTTATTAACGACACTAAGCGTTACATTGCAGATGCTTATGATTGGGATGCCTTCAACACTTCTTTTAATATAACAACTACGGCTGACGACAGTGGCCCTTATGTTCTTACAGGTTCTGGCCTACGCTTCAAGATTAACAATGTTCTTGATATTACTTCGTATGCTGAACTAACCCCTATTACCCGTACTCAGCTAGACATGTACCTCTATGGCACTTCTAGCACACAAAAAGCTGCTCCGGGCAACTATGTGCTTACAGGTGTAGATTTAAATGGTGATACACAGGTGAACTTCTGGCCTGTGCCTGACAAAGCCTACGTTATGCGCTTCAGCCTCATTATTCCTGAGGCAGACTTGTCTGGTGATAATGATGTAACCAAGCTGGCTAAAGAGCCTATTATCCTTGGTGCTCTTGCTCGTGCTCTCATTGAGCGTGGTGAAGATGGTGGTATTACTAGCTCTGACACCTATGCTTTGTTCAAGCAATGCTTGGGAGACATTATTGCCTTAGAGCTTGCACGTTCCCCTGAGTTTGATGCTTGGGAAGATGTATAATGGCTCAACAACTACAAGCATATTCAATTTCAGCTCCGGGCTTCTATGGACTAAACACCCAAGATAGTAGCCTTGACCTGCCATCTGGATATGCTCTAATTGCCAACAACTGTGTTATTGACCAATACGGGCGTGTAGGAGCACGTAAGGGCTGGACGCCTATCAATTCCACCTTGGCAGCGTTGGGAAGCAACGATGTGCAGGCCATTGGTGAGCTTGTAATTCGTGATGGTACTTCTTACACCATCTGTGCAGGTAATAATAAACTATTTAAGCTAGTAGGTAGCACACTAACTGAGCTCACCTACGGTGGTGGAGGTTCTGCTCCAACCATTACAGCAAGCTATTGGCAGTTTGCCATGCTGCTCAATGTGTTTGTTATGTTCCAAAGCGGACATGACCCCCTGTACTTCGACCCTACGGTGTCTACAACCACGTATAAGCGCATTAGCGAGGCTGCCACGTACACAGGAACAGTACAGAAGTCTAACACGGTTATAGCGGCTTATGGGCGCTTCTGGCACGCTGATGTAGCTACAGATAAGCTCACTATCCAATGGTGCGATATTAACAGTGCATTCAACTACTCTACTGGCACATCAGGAACACTGGATACATATACAGTATGGCCTAAGGGCGGTGACAGCATTGTAGCACTAGCTGCACATAACAATAGTTTGTTTATCTTTGGTAAGCGTAACATTCTTGTGTATACAGGAGCAAACAACCCTGCCACAATGACACTATCAGATACCATTGTTGGTATTGGCTGTGTTGCTCGTGACAGTATTGCTTACACAGGTACTGACCTTATATTCTTGTCTGAAACAGGTGTTCGCAGTATTCTACGTACAATTCAGGAGAAGAGTAGTCCTATAAACGATTTGTCTAAGAATGTTCGTAATGATTTGATAGAGCTGGTTAAGAATGAATCAAATACATCTAAAATTAAAAGTGTTTATTCTGCTCGTGATGCTCTTTATTTAGTAACTCTTCCTTCTTCCTACATTACATATTGTTTTGATACAAAGAACTTCTTACAAGACGGTTCTAGTCGTGTAACTACATGGGATGGTATTAATCCTACCAGTATGTTCTTTCGTTCAGACGGTACATTGCTCTTTGGTAAACCCGGCTATGTAGCTTCGTACACAGGTTATAAGGACAATGGTCTTGCTTATCGGATGCAATATTTTACTAATCATCTTGACCTTGGTGACCCATCTGTTACCACAGTGCTAAAGAAACTAACAGCTACAATTGTTGGAGGTAGTAACCAAAGTATTACGTTTAAGTGGGGCTATGATTTTAAAGGTAATTATAACTCAGCAACTAAACTAATACCTAATCAGTATTTATCATATTATGGTGTAGATGAATATAATACAACAGCTACCTATTCTAACGGTTCACTAATTCAATCGTTGTCTGTATTTCCTAACGGAGCAGGTAAGGTGGTTCAAACAGGCTATGAAACAGATATATTTGGTTCTGCTTTAAGTATTCAGAAGATTGAGATATTTGCTAAAAATGGCAAACTAATTTAAGGAAAATTATGTCAAACTATACAAAGGCAACGAACTTTGCATCTAAAGATAGCCTCCCTTCTGGTAATACCTTAAAGATTATTCGTGGTACAGAAATTGATACAGAGTTTACAAACATTGCAACAGCTATTGCATCTAAACTCGACGGTGTTCTCACCAACTTCACCCTTGCTGAGGTGTCAGGAACATTGCAATTCAAATATAGTGGAACACTGGTGGCAACACTAGACAGCGCAGGGAACTTTACAACCTTGGGCAACATTGTTTCTAACGGTACAATTTAAGGAATACCTATGCCTAATAGCGCCGCGTTCACCGCCCCTACCACTTATAGTGACCAGCAGATTAAAGATGCTATTACTGCTTCTCGTGCGCAGGGATATACTGATGCTCAAATTATGCAAGGAGCTTCTGCTAATTTTAATGTTTCTCCAGAAAGAGTAAGTTCTTTATTTAGTTCTATTCCTAATTCTGTTTCAGCAGAA